GGTATAGGCACAGCATCTCAAGCATTTTTATGGCAAACAGAAAATTCTTATATGCATTTTGCAACAAACGGCGTAGAAAGAATGCGTATTACAAGTGGGGGAGATGTTTTAATAAATGCAACAGCAACAGTAGGTGCTGCAAGAATTATGTTAGAAATTGGTTCTGGAGAAAACGGATATACAACAAAACCCAAAACTAATATTTCTTACGCACCAGCTGTATTTAGAGCCAGTTCTGGTACTACTATCGGTGTAATATCTTGTACTACGACAGCAACTTCTTATAACACAAGTTCAGATTATAGATTAAAAGAAAATGTAGTTGAAATGACAGGTGCTTTAGATAGAGTAAATCAATTAAAACCAAGTCGATTTAATTTTATAGCAGATAAAGATAGAACAGTAGATGGATTTTTAGCTCACGAAGTACAAGAAATAGTGCCTGAAGCTATAACTGGAGAAAAAGATGCTATGCAAGACGAGGAATATGAGAAAACTCCTGCTGTTTATAAAGACGTTAAACATCCTGCTAAAAAAGCAGTTTATAAAACTATAAAACATAGTGCGGTTAAAGAAGAATTAGATGATGATGGTAAAATAATTGTAGAAGCTAAAAAAGCTTATACTGAAAAAATATTAGTAACAGAAGCTGTTAAGAAATGGACTGAAAGCGTATTAGTATCTGAAGCGGTTAAAGACACTAGACAAGTTCCAAATTATCAGGGAATAGACCAAAGTAAAATAGTTCCTTTGTTAGTAGGCGCAATTCAAGAGTTGAAAGCAGAAATTGATTTACTTAAGGGTAAATGTAAATGCAAATAATTTATATATTTGTAACTTAATAATAAATTTAATAATATGTCAAAAATTACACAAGAAGAATTAGAAACACTAAAAGAACAAGAAAAAAAGTTTGCTGGTATNAAACATGATATAGGAACTTTAGANGTACAAAAACANAATTTGTTACATATGTTTGCTATATCACAAGAAGAAAGTAATAANTCTAANAAAGAGCTTGAAGANAAATATGGTAAAATAAATATAAATCTTGAAGACGGTTCTTATNAAGAAATAAAAGAAGAAACTAAATAATATTATGGATTTCGCAGATATGAAGATTTATACTTTAAACTCAATGGCTTTTCTAGTTACAATGACCGAAGTAGAAACTTGGTTAAAGATAATTCTTCTTGTCTGTACTATCGTTTATACATTAATGAAAACAAAGAAGCTATGAGAAAAATAGACAAGTTTATAGTTCATTGCTCGGCAACTCCAGAACATAAGGAGTTTGATGTAGAAGATATTACAGAGTGGCATGTAACTGGTAATGGATGGTCAGATTGTGGTTACCATTATGTCATTACTCTTAATGGTGAGATACAAGAAGCAAGACCAGAAAGAAAAATTGGCGCACATTGTAAAGGTCACAATAGAAATTCAATAGGTATTTGTTATATAGGTGGTATGGACAGAACTATGGATAATTGGATTGATACAAGAACAGAAGAACAAAAAGAATCGTTAGAAAAACTATTAAAAGAATTAAAACAGAAATATCCAGAAGCAAAAATATATGGTCACAACGACTTTACAAATAAAAAAGTTTGTCCTTGCTTCGATGCTAAACAAGAATATAAAAACATAGACAATGGGATTAAGTAACAAAAAAGTAAATGTTGACATTGATGGAGATGGCATACCAGACTTAAACTTAGATTTAAAGACTATTATAATGGTGCTAGGTGGCGTTATTAGTTTAACGATGACCTACTCTACTCTTACAAAACAAATAGAGCTAAATAGGCAGGAAATAGAGATTGCCAAAACATTACCTCCTACACAGTCTCATGATATTATTGACCAAAAAATATTGTATTTAGAAGAATACTTAGAGAAGCTTGAAGAACAACACGACAAAAGAATTGACCAATTAGAAATTAAAGTTTATAAAAGATGAAAATGACAATACCTGAAATATTGTTTCCTATAATAATTGTATTGTTTTTTATGTTATTATTAGGATGTGGCAATTATAATCCTCCTAAAATTGCATCACATATTGTAGCTGTTACCTTAGAGGGAGATACTATTTTAGTGCCTATAGAAAAGATTAGACCTAACATGTATCATAGTTATTATCCAATTTATAGTAACTATAACTACTACAGACCTTACTATGGTAATGAATATAGATTTAGGTATAACGANAATAGAGGATTTAGTAATTATTCTAATAACTCTAACAGCTCTGGTAATTCAAACATTANAAAAAAGACTACATCAATAGTTCCAGATATAGTAACTAGACCAAGTGCTNAAACATTATTAAAAGGCAAAAAATGAAAGAGATATTAGCAAAATTATTTGGTGGAGCAGGAGCAAGTGTAGCAAACAAGATTGGCAATTTAGTAGATAAGTTTGTACAAACTAAAGAAGAAAAGGCAGAGTTTGAAAAACAAATGGATGAAATTTGGATTAATGCAGAAGCAGATATGCAAAAGAATGTTACTGAGAGATGGAGTGTTGATATGAATAGCGATAGTTGGTTAAGCAAGAATGTAAGACCATTAGTTTTAATCTTCTTAGTAGTATCAACAGTTTTAATGGTTTTTATTGATGCTGGTGTAATTGCTTTCGAGGTAAAGGCAAACTGGATAGACTTATTACAATTAGTTTTAATTACTGTTATAGGCGCTTATTTTGGTGGTAGGTCAATAGAAAAGACAAGAAAGTAATGGCTAAGATAATTGTAAAAAAGTACAACTCTCCAAAAAGAACTAAGAGACCAAATGTACATTCTAAAAATGCAAGTGTTGGTCAGTCTGGTTATAAGAAAAAATATAGAGGACAAGGAAGATAAATTCAATAGGTTAATAACTAAATTCAATACCCTATGAATTTAATAGGTATTTTTTACTATCTTTATGAATTCAATAGGGGTTTTATATCTATTGATTTTCTTTGTTTTTCATTGTTTAAGAGGTAGCAGAAATGTTGCCTCTTTTTTTGTTATTTATTTGCACATGACATTTTTTATGTATATGTTTGTTGCATGGAAAATTTAACAAAGAAATTGGTGAATATTCAAGGGAGTTTGAAAGCACCAAAAAACCAAAGAAATAGCTTTGGTAACTACAACTATAGAAGTTGCGAGGACATTTTAGAGGCAGTTAAACCTTTATTAAAGAAAGAAGGTTTGTGTTTAACTATAACTGATTCTGTTAGTGGAGACCCTCTGTTTTTAAATGCTACTGCTGAGATTACTGATGGCAAAGACAAGATACAGGTTAGAGCTCAAGCAGGTATAAATTTAACAAGAAAGGGAATGGATGTTGCGCAGTCTTATGGAGCATCATCAAGTTATGCCAGAAAGTACGCTTTAAACGGTTTATTTTTAATAGATGATACAAAGGATGCTGATGCCACTAATAATCACTCTAACACCACTCAAAACGCTTCTATGGAGACCTTAGAACCAAACAAAGAATGGTTACAAAAGAAAGGTGTGTCATTTGATAAGGCAAAATCTGCAATAAAAGAAAAAGGTTTTACCATCACAGATATTAGAAAAAAATATAAAGTAAGTAAAGAAGTAGAAAAATTATTATTAACCTAAATTAAATTTAATTATTATGAATGTAAAAAAGTATGTTGGAAATGGAAAAAAAGTAGGAACTTATGACTTAGTCAATTTTACTATCTCAGAAGAAAAAGCTAGAGAAAGTTGGATTGATTATAATGGTAAAAAGTACCTTAAATTAACCATTGGTGCAAAAAAGGAAGTTGACCAGTATGGTAAAACACACACTATATGGGTTGACGAATACAAGCCAGAACAACAGGCACAACCTCAACAAAAAGAAGAAACGGATTTGCCGTTCTAATACTAACCAAATCCCTCTGTTTATTCTATAGGCAGGGGGTTTATTATCTTTAATTATGTCAAAAAATTACGTTAATATTAATTTATCATTTATGAATACAAACTTATCAATTCAAGAAGCCACTGTTTTATCCTATGTAGAATCTTTAGCAAAACAGAAAGGTTATTGCTTTGCCTCTAACGAATTCATTAGTAGAAACTTAGGTTTAAATGAAAGGACTTTGTATAGAATATTTAATAAATTAGAAGGAAGAAAATATATTACAAGGATTACAAAAAGTATTGGGAATAATGGAAAACAAAGAAAAATATATATTAGCCCTGATGTCAAATTAGTCAGTTGCATGTAATACTTTATGTATTAAAAATAAATAGTTATACATAGAGTACTATATTACATAAAGTATTATAATACATTAAGTAATATATAATATATATAAAAAATTACAATGAAACAAGAATTTAATAATATTGGCATAATTGCCAAAAACAGTCCTACGCAACAAAAAGTAAAGTGTCCTAAGTGCTATGAGATTGGCAAGAAAAATTATAACGACCCATGTTTAAGTATAAATTTAGACACTGGTTTATTTAATTGCCATAAATGTAGTTGGAATGGCTGTGTAAAACCCAAACAAAATATGTACAATAAACAAGAATATACAAAGCCAAAAACTAATAACTTAGCAAATTTAAACAGTAAGTCTAAGCAGTTTTTAAATGATAGAGGTATAACAGATGAAGTAATTGCATCTAATAAAATAGTTAGTAGCAAGGATGGTAAAAAGATAGTTTTTCCATACTTAAAAAACAATGAACTTGTAAACTATAAAACAAGAGGTTTGCTTACTAAAACATTTATGCAATCTAAAAATGGTAAACCTATAATTTATAATTATGATAGGGTATGTAGTGAGAAACTAATTGTAATATGTGAAGGAGAAATTGATTCTTTGTCTTGGGAAGTTGCAGGTATAACTTGGCATACTTCTGTAAATATGGGCGCTCCAAATACAAAAGATAAAAACTTAGATAAAAAGTTAGAATGTATTACTAATTGCTACAATGTATTTGAACAGGCAGAAAGAATTTATGTAGCTACTGATAACGATGATAATGGCAGATATTTACAAGATGAACTTGTTAGAAGGTTTGGTGCTGAAAAGTGTAAAATAGTTAGTTTTGGCAATTATAAAGATGCAAATGAACTATTGCTTAAAGAGGGAGTAGAATCGTTAAAAAAGGCATTAAAAGAAGCACAAGACCCTAAAGTTGAAGGTATATTTAGTGTTGGAGATATATACGACAGCATGATTGATGGATATTACAATGGTCAAGAAAGAGGTTCTACAACACATATATCTTGCATTGATAATGCTTGGACTTGGAGAAATGGAGAGGTTAATATTTGGACAGGTTATCAAAACGAAGGCAAAAGTATGTTCTTAAATCAATTATCATTACTAAAAGCTTTTCATGATGGTTGGAAGTTTGCTGTATTTAGTCCAGAAAATATGCCAATAAATGATTTCTACAATGACTTAATTGAATGTTATATAGGCAAGAGTGCTGACCCTTTTTACAGTAATAATTATATGAGTATAGATGAGTTCAAAGAGGGCTTAGAGTTTATGAAAAGACATTTTTTTATTATATATCCAAAAAAAAGTTATAAATTAGATGACATCTTTGACAGAGCTAAGTATTTAGTAAAGACAAAAGGTATTCGTTCTTTAATTATTGACCCATATAATACAGTTCAACACAGGATGCAATTCGGTGAAAGAGAAGATTTATATATTAGTAGATTTATGAGCGAACTAAAAAGGTTTGCTGTAGAAAACAAAATTTCTGTACACTTAGTTGCACACCAAGTAACACCTCAAAAAGACGATAGAGGCAAATATTATAGACCAGACATCAATAGAATAAAAGGTGGTGGAACATTTGCTGACAAAAGCGATAATGTAATGTTTATATGGAGACCTAATAGAGCGATTGACTTTTCAGATACAAGTGTAATATTTGGCAGTCAAAAGATAAAAAAACAAAAACTGGTTGGACACCCACAAGAAATACATGGGATAACTTACCACAGAAAGTCAAGTCGATATTATTTCAATAATGAAAGCCCTTTTATTGTTGTAGATAAATTTAGATGCGAATTAAAGCTCGAGTTGACGGAAACCAAAAAGAAATAGTTACTAAGCTAAGAAAGATTGGTTGCTCTGTATTGCACACACATCAATTAGGCAAAGGAGCTCCAGATATTATTGTTGGTTATAATTTACGAAACTACTTAATAGAAATAAAAGATGGCACTAAATCTATTAGTCAACAAAAGCTAACAAAAGACGAGATTAAATTTCAGTCAGAATGGAAAGGAACTTATTTGGTTATAAATAGCTTTGACCAAATAGAGAATATAATTTTATCGGATGAGTGTTGAGATATTAAACATATTATCTAAGCGACACAAAGAGTGGGTAAAAATGGCTAAAAGCTTTAACCTGTCTGATAATGATGCCAATGAAATAGTACAAGAAATGTATTTAAGATTATATAATTATACTAAGAGTGTGGATAAAATAATGTATAACAAAGAAGAGGTAAACACTTTTTATATTTACATAACTCTAAGAAATCTATTCTATAGTAAGTTTACTAATTATGGCAAATCTAAAAATAAAAAATTAATATTATTTTCTGATATAGACGAAGATAAGTTTAATAGTTTAATAAATCGAATGGTCGATGATAACCAAGAGTATGATGACAATATAAAAAAAAAGATTAACTTAGAGCAGTTGTGCGACAAAATAGACAGCATAATAGAGGATTGGTATTGGTATGATAAAAAGTTAACAAAACTATATTTCAATACAAAAATGAGTATGAGAGATATAAGTAAAGAAACAAAAATAAGTTTAAGTTCAATATTTAATACACTAACAAATGCCAAAGAAAAAATCAGAAACCAAACCAAAGAAGAATATAAAAAGTACAAAAGCTAAAGGATTTGGAGACACTTTAGAAAGGGTGTTTAAAAAGACAGGCATAGATAAAGTTGCTAAGTTTGTTTTAGGAGAAGACTGCGGTTGTGAATCGAGAAGAGACAAGCTTAATAAACTCTTTCCTTACAACAGACCAGAATGTTTAACAGAACAGGAATATAAATATTTAGATAAGTATTTTAAAGAGGCAAAAGATTCTGTACACTCTAAAACACAGGCAAAGTTACTTAAGATATACAACAGAGTATTTCATGATAATATGTCCATGACAAGTTGTAGCTCTTGTTTTAAAAGTAATCTACATAATAAATTACATAAATTATATACAGAATATTTCAATGAGTAGTTTAATTAGAAACAGAAACAAAGTAAAACAAGTAATTGATTTTACTGGTGTACAAAACGGAAAACTACACCCTTCAGATATTGATGCTGTATTAGAGTTTGACAACGAAGTGTTAATTCTAATGGAGGTTAAATATAAATTTAATAAGATTCCTACAGGGCAAAGATTACTTTTAGAAAGAATATGTGATTCTTGGCATACTGAAAAAAGTGCAGTTCTAAAAATAGAGCATGAATTTAATGATGAAAACTTAGACATACCTTTGGATAAGTGTAAGGTAACTGCCCTATACTATAAAAAAGAATGGATATATTATAAAAACCCTTATGAGTTTAAGTCTTACATAAACAATATGGGTGAAAAGTGGAACTGTAAAAAGTGTAGATTCTAAAAAACAATTCAATATATAATTGTTATTTATATATGCCATTAATAAAGCCAAAACAATACGAACAAAAAGCAGGATTCTTAAATAGATTTATGAATAATGCCAAGATGATTAGTGAATATCCAAGCAACAAACAAAGGTATGCAGTTGCAATGGACATCTGGAATAAAAGATTTTCTAAATAGTCATTTGGAAATTAACGGTTTTTTTTATTACTTTGTAGTGAAAACAAAGATTAATGAAAGCAAAACTACTTACAATTTTATTGGCAGTATTTATAAGTTGTTCTGATAACTGCGACACATCTTATTATCCCTCTCCTCCTTATTTAGAACCATATCACGCTGAGTACGGTAATGATTGGATAAAATATGTATATTTGTGTAGAGACGGTTTTAGCAACGAAATAGTAACTTATACTATTGTAGAGGATTGTTGGCAAAGATATATAGAATATCAATATAATTATTTATGCAATTAAAATGAGTATTACAAAAGAAGTTTTATTTGAATCTGATTATCCTGTAAGCTATTACTACAAAGTAAAAGATAAAGAAAGTTTAAAGCACATACTAAAAAACATAGAATATATTAAAGAATTATTACATAGAAACGAAGAGGACAATTTACTTGCTCTTGGATTATTAAATGAAATATTTATAAAACTAAACAAACAATGAAAGAACCTATTATTACATTAGACCATGAGATGCACGACAGACATGAGCTTATACAGAAAGCAATAGAAGATAAATTTTATTATGGCTACTTGGCAAAAGCTTGTTTTTCAAGTAGTGCTATAAGTCAATTATTAAAATCACCAAGAGCATATTTAAATAGCTTTGATTTACCTACTGAATCTGATGCACTTGCACAGGGATATTTATTTCATGCCAGTATATTAGAAAAAGAAAAGTTTGATGAGTGTTTATTTTTAGATGTGGCAACCAAAAACAATAAAGAATATAAACTGGCAAAAGCAGAAAGATGGGATGTGTTTACTGTAAAAGATAGAGACAAAGCTCTAAGACTAAGAGACAGGTTTTATAACTGTGAAAAAGCAAATGAACTTATACAAGACAGTAAGTTTGAAGTGCCTATGGTAGATAATTTAATGGGTTATCCTTTTAGGGCAAAAGCAGATATATTGGGCAACAATTTAATAGATTTAAAAAGCACTGCATTTTTATCTAAATTTAAATATAGTGCTAATACATATAACTACGATAGTCAATGTTTTATATATTGCAATATGTTTAACAAATCATATAAAGATTTTAAGTTTATAGTTATAGATAAATCTCCTACAAATGAGATTGGTATATTTAATATTAGTGAAGACTTTTATTATAGTGGAGAAAAGAAAGTAGAGTATGCTATAAAAGTTTATGAGCATTACATCAAAAATGAATATACATTAAACAATTACTTAGTAGAGGAAACTTTGTAAATGGAGCAAGAATATTTAGATTACATGGATTGTTATAAAGATACGTTGATGTGTTTAAATAGAAGTATGATAACCGAAATAGATTTAAAACTATTAGTTAAACACTACGAAAGCCAAGAAGAATACGAATGTTGTAGTGCAATATTACACGCCTTAGAAGAATATAAAAATGAAAATAGAAACATTAAAGAAAATAGTAAAAGACAATACTAATGTAAACATTGATGTTGTCAGTAGAAAAAGAGAATATACAGAGGCAAGAGGAATATTTTATAAAATAGCAAGGTTAAAAGAAAAGCTAAGCTATCATAAAATATCTGACTCAGTAAACAAAAATCATGCTACAGTAATTTACTCAGTAAGAAACTTTGAGTATTGGATGAAAAGCGATAAAGAATTAGAAAAACTATATAACAAAACTTTACAATCATATAATATGGAAAAATTAAAAATGGAATCTGTAATGCAACTTAAATCTGAAAGCGTACAGCAATTAAAAGTTGAAAGTCCAGAGTTGTTTGAAAACTACATTAAAATAGCTGAAGAGCAATTTGAGTTGTTTTGTAAAAAGCAATTAGATTATGGCATTAACAATATTAGTACAGGAGCAAATATGGAAACAAAAACTGGCAAAGGATTTGCACTAAACGGATTATGGTTTAGAATGAACGACAAGATAAACAGATGGAAAAACTTAATGGTTAAAAAAAGAAGCGCAAGAAACGAATCGTTGAAAGATACTTTCCAAGACTTAGCTAACTATTCTATAATTTGTCAATTAGTTGAAAAGGGATTATGGAAGGAGTAGAAGATGAACAGAAAAAAAAGAAAGATGGCAGAGCTAATAACGGAGCTTTAAAAGGCGTTTCAAGAGGTCAAGGCAGACCACCAAAGGCAAGAGAAAAGAAGCTCGGAAACTATGCCCTAGGAGCTATGAAAAAGGTGTTTGGTAGCGAAGAGAAAGCTTGGTTAGAACTTGCTAAGCAATCTAAAGATAGCTTTCCACACATGAGATTACTTTGGGAATATAAGTATGGCAAACCAAAAGAGTTAAAAGAACTTAATGTTAAAACAGAAGTTAACATTCCTATTATTAATTTTGCCGATAAAGAAAAAACTATTGACGTTGAATCAGAAGAAATAAAAGATGAGGAAACTAAACCTGAATAAAAAGTATCAAGCTCTATTTAATTCTAAAAGTCGTTACTTTGTAATAACTGGAGGTAGAGGAAGTGGAAAGTCTTTTGCTACAAATACATTCTTAGTGTTACTTACCTACGAAAAAGGACACAGAATATTATTCACTCGTTATACAATGACTTCAGCAGGTATGTCTATTATACCTGAGTTTATTGAGAAGCTTGAATTAATGGGAATACTTAATCAGTTCACGGTAACTAAAACAGAAATCATTAATAATTTAACAGGCAGTTCAATATACTTCAGTGGTATAAGAACTTCAAGTGGTGACCAAACAGCAAAGCTTAAATCTATTCAAGGAGTAAGTTCCTTTATATTAGATGAAGCAGAAGAGCTAACAGATGAAGAGAGTTTTGATAAGATTGATTTTAGTATTAAGAGCAAAGAATGTCAAGAATAGATGTATATTAATTCTAAACCCTACAACAAAAGAGAACTGGATATATCAAAGGTTCTTTCAAAATAGAGGAGTACCAGATGGTTTTAATGGCACTAAAGAAAACATAACTTATATTCACACTACATACTTAGATAATATAGAACACCTATCAGAATCCTTTGTGAATCAAATAGAGGACATGAAGGTTAGAAGACCAGAAAAATATAACCATCAGATTATGGGAGGTTGGCTTAAAAGAGCAGAGGGAGTTATATTTACTGATTGGAATATAGGTAAATTTAATGACGACATAGATTCAATATTTGGCATGGATGTAGGATTCTCAGTAGATGAATCAGTTTTAGTTGAAGTTGCCATAGATAAAAAAAGAAAGCTTATTTGGTTAAAGGAACATTACTATAAAGCAGGATTAAGTACAACACAACTTTATGAATTGAATAGGAGGTATGCAGGTAGCGGACTAACTGTAATGGACAATTCCGAACCTCGTCTTTTAAGTGAGTTAAAAACTAAGGGAATAAATTTAATACCTACTATAAAAAAGAAGGGTAGTATCTTAGCAGGAATCTCATTAATGCAAGACCATCAAATAATTATAGACAATAGCTCTGTGAATTTAATACGTGAATTTAACAACTATACTTGGAAACTAAGTGGTGCAATTCCTATAGATAAATTCAATCATGGCATTGATGCTTCCAGATATGCAATTCAATACCTGTTAACTCGTTCCGTTCCTCATGGCAACTATTTTGTAAAGTAAATGCAAACATATAAAAAACATTTATATAAAAAAACTTACATGACAATTTGGTCAGTTGGAAATTATTTATTAATATTGTATAAACATTAAAACATAAACAATGAAAACAAAGATTACAAAAGTAATTAAAATGTCAATATGCCTTTCGTATATTCTAATGGTTTTATGTTTGTTATATATATTATTTATTCATAATGAAAATGTATTTAACAACGGAGCTGTTGGAATAGAAACCATATTCCTTTCTTTTAGTTTAACTATTTTAACAGGTGCTATGCTGTTAATATTTAATAAATCAATAGAATGAAACCATTAAACAATAGTTGGTTGTTCTCTGAACCACCTTCACCACCAGAAACAATAGAATCAAAAGAGAACTCTGAACATAGCGATTCGGAAATAGTAGATATTCTATTTAGTGACTTTCCAAAAGTTGGAGAGCAAATATTAGAATACTTAGATAATCAAAACAGATAACTATGAACGCAAAAGAATTAATCGAGGAGTTAAAAAAACTACCTCAAGACTTACCAATTAGAACATATAATAAATATACTGAGGAAGGAAACGAGTGGATAGATGGAATAGAACATTCAGAAACAGGTAGTTCAGGGTATGAGTTAGAAGGAGAGGTTAGATTATTAACCTCTTACCAAATTAACGCAGTTCAACTTTTTTTAATGTAGGAATCTTTTTATTTACTAAATAATCCTGTATAAACAATTAATATTAAATAAAATAAACATGAATAATAAACCTAACGCATTTGAAAGCTCAATCTTTGAACACTACAGAGAAAGAGCAAGAGAAATTAATAAGGCAATAGAGCTTTTAAAAGAACATAACTATACAATTATTGATTTAGAAAATAATTGGATAAAAAAAGATAACTAAAACATGACACAAAAAGAAAAAATAAAAGACTTAGAGAAGCAATTAAAACACGCTAAAGAAAACA